ACGGTCCGCGTCAGCGGGTCGCGGTCGAAAAGCAGCTCCATCAGCGCCCCCGGAGCGCAGAAATCGCGCCGTAGGCCGCCAGGCCGCCCTCGATCATCCGAAACGGCGTCGAATTGAGCAGCGAGACGTGCGCGGAGGCGTTCAGGCGGCCGATTAGCGCGCCGTTTGCCGCCCGCAGGCCCGCCAGGTCGCCCCGGAGGCCTAGAATCGTCGCCTGGTCGGCCGCGTGGACCGAGTCCGCGGCCGCTAGCGCGGTCTGGAGGCTCAATACCTGCACGTACTGCCGCTGCACGAGCCTCGAGTAGGCCCCGAACGAGTCGACGACCGTCTTCGCGGCGTCCAGTTCCGCGCTCGCGAGCCTCGCAGAGTCGCCCGCGGCCCGCGCCGAGCGCTCGGCGGCCGACTTCGAGGCCAGCAAGCGCGCGACGAGCGCCCCGGAAATCGAATCCCGGCGCGCCGATGCGATGGAGTCGCCTTGCAGAGCGACGGTGATGGAGTCGGTGTAGTGCTTCAGGCCAGCGCGCGCCACAGCAAGTTGCTCGCGGTTGTGGACGAACAGTGTCGCGAGGGTGATGGCGCCGAGAATGAGGGCGGGGGTAGAAGCCCCCCGCGCCCATTTGATGATGTCAGCTACTCCCACAAGCAGCTCCCTTCGGTTTATAGCGCTGGTGTACCGACCGGAAGCCGGACCACCGCCACGACGATCGAGTGTGCCGGGTACGTCAGCGAGCCGGCCGTCGGGTTGTTGTACGCGATGATAAGCTGGCCGGACGCGTTCGCCCGTGCGTGGGTCATCGTGACCGAGTTCGTCGGCCCCGCGTTGTCCTGCACGTAGATCGTGTCCGTCGCCTTCAACTTCGAGGGCACGTTCACGAGCGTGAACGTCTGCTCGACGGTGCTCGCGGCCGCGGTCGCGACCGGGGTCAGCGTGACGGTGAAATAAAACTCGCACGCCTGGTCCAACGCGATGTTGTCGATTTGTGACATGTTGGTATCCCAACCGCCGCACGAAATGTCGGCACATCGCAAGATGTGCCGACATTCCGGAGCGACTAGTTGGCCTCCGTCGAAACGACGGTGACCGACGTGGTGGTGAACTCCTTGGCGGCCTTCTGGTGATCCCGGTTCGGGTATCCCATGAAGTGGTACGCCACGGTGTTCTGGGTGCCCGCTGCGTTCTTGGCGATGATGACACCGGCCTGCGTGCCAACGCTGTCCACGAACGTGCAGACGTCCCCAGGATTTCCGATAGCCATTGTGCTACTCCTTGCTGTTGAGCCCTGGGGTTAAGATCAGGACGTTGTGAGGTCGTAGATGCCGGCGTGCGCCTTCTCGTTGTGGACCTTTAGGCCCCACTCCACGATGAGCATCCGCTTTTCGGCGTCGCCGGTCTTAGCCAGCGGCTCCGTCATGTACGGCCGGAGGAAGACGACCGCCGCAAACTCGGGGTCGATCAGGAAGGCGTCGCGCGCGCGCTGGAACCGGTCCGGCACGATCGAGATCGTACCGAAGTCGGACACGTACACGTCGGCTGCGCCGATGATCGCGGTCTCTTCGACCGCGCTCTGGTAGAAGGTCTTCGTTGCGACGCCGGGGAACGTCGAGGCGACCTGCTTGTTGAAGGCGCCCGTCAGTAGCATCTCCGGCTTACCGCCCTGCGTGTACGCCGACAACATGGCCGACTTCACCATGGCCTCGGAGAACGACACCTGCGTGCCGTCGGTACGCGTGCTGGTCGGGATGTTCTGGTACACAGGGTCCACCCCACCGCTGCCCTTGACCGTATTGGTCGCGAGCCACGCGAGGAGCGCGCCAGTCTTGCGCGCGGCGACCGGCGTGCCGGCCGTCGCTGCCTGGTTGGCGAGCAGAATCGCTTCCTGGTCGCGCTTCAGTTCTGCAGCGCGCTTGGCGAGCTGGTAGGCCAGCTCGGACTTCCTGCCGGCCTTGTCGACCGCCTCGAGCGTGCCCGAGAGGATGACAGTCTTCCGGCTGATCTGCGTGTAGTTGCCGACGCGCGTGGTCGGGGACGAGACGTCGAACGAAGACACGTCGTCGCCGTCCAGCTGCGCGTTCGTGGTGTCGGGGGTCGCGAGGACGTCAGTCTGCCACTCGAAGAAGGTCTGTGTCGACTGACCCTTCTTGATGTTGGACATGAACGGCGTGTCCTTAGGACTGATGTTGTAGATCGCGTCCGACAGGTCCTCACGGATACCCTTCGCGTCGAAGGTCGTGAAGGTGTTGGCTAGGATCGTCATGTATGCTCACGGGTACGCGGCCTGCGCCGCCGCCGTGCCTCTTTTTTGGGGAGCCCGGCGGCGGCCGACTTGCGTCAGTCTACCAGGCCGGGAATGGTCTTGAACAGCTCGGCGGCGTCTTCCGTCTTGCCGCTCTTTGCTAGCCTCGATGCAGCGCGCGAACGTGCGTCGGCGGTAGGCTTCCTCGCCTGCGACACGGGCCCGGGCGCCACCGACTTCAGTGCCGGCCGCTTGCCCTTCGCCTCGGGCTTCGACTTCTGCAGCTTGTCCCACATCATCGAGTTGCGGAGCGACAGGATGAGTCGGTGGTCCGCGATCGAGCCGATGTGGTCGTCGCTGAAGCCCTGACCCCGCATCCACTCGACCATCTCGTCGCGCGCCGCGTTGTACTTCTTCACGTCGCGCCACTCGGGCATCGCGTCTAGGAGCTTTTGCTCCTGCGACTCGATGTACGCCTCGTGCTGCTTCTTCGCGTCCGCGAATTGTTCCTTCGCGACGCGCTCCTGCTCCTGCACGAGGAGGTCTCTGTTGGATTTGAAGGTCTGCCACTCACCCACGGCGTCGGCGAACTGCTGGGGCGGCAGCGTGTGCTTGAGGGTCGCCCAGTCGGGCTCCTTCGGCACCATCGCGTCCATCCCCTGCTTCACCTGCTGCAGGTGCGCGGCGTACTGCTCGCGCTGCTGACGCGCAGACTGCAGCTCGGCCTCGGCCTGCTTGCGCAGCTCGGCGGCCTTCTGCGTTTTCTGCGTGTAGTCCTTTTGGCGGAGGTAGCCGTTGTAGGCCTCGTCCTCGTCGACGTCCGCCTCGGTGCCGTCCTGAAACTTCAGCTTGCGGCTGCGTTTCGCGGGCGGTTGGGGCTCGCCGTCGGGGTCTGTTTCCTCTGCCTCGGGCGCCGGCTCCTCAGACTCGGGTTCCGGCTCGTCCGCCTCGGGCTCGGGCTCGACAGTATCGTCGGTCGCCTGGGGCTCGGGTGCGGGCGTGGTCTTCGGTTTGGCGTCCGGTGCTTCCGTTGGGAAGAGGAGGCCCTCGAAGAGACTAGCTGCGTGCTCGACGGTCGTGTCTGGCGACACGGTGCCGGCGGAAGGAACGTTAGGGGTTCCCATGAAAATATAACCTCCCTGTCAATACTAAGGGGTCTGAGTGGGTTGCTGCGGCGCCGGCTTCCCCTCTTCAGCCGCCGCTCGCACTCCTTGCTCAACCGCGTGCTGCATCTGCCGGAGCAACCGCTGTAGCCCCTGCAGCGTGTACCACTCCTGCTCGCGGACCGCCGCCGTCTGCGCCTGCCCCCACTGGTAGACGATCTCGTCGGCCGTCTCCACGATGATCTGCCCGAACGCCTCCATGTCGATGATCTGCTTGACGCGGTCGGCGAACGCTATTGCCTCGCGCGGCGACTTCTGCGGCCGCGCCCCCACCTCGAGTCGAATCATGTCCCCGCTCCTAGTCGATTTGTCTTCCTACCGCGAGCCCTACCCGCACGCCGCACTTCGCGCATACCAGCTCGACACCGAACCGCTTGTAGAGCCACCCCGCGTGCCCATACGGGCACCTCGGGACGTCCGACGTGCTGCCGCTCGTGTTGCCGTCCTGCTGGTGGCCGTCCTCGCTCATGCCGCGATGTCGAGGTGATAGCTGGTCACGGACACCTTCGCGCCGACCGCGATCGCGACCGAATTGAGGTTGATGTCCGCGCCGGCCGTCCCGACCGAGACGTCGAGGACGCGCACGCCGGCGGAGGTCGTGAAGGTAGCCCAGGTCGCGGTGCCGGTCGCGTCGGCGGACGTATCGTCCGCGATCGTGTTTGCAACGATCGAGCCGGAGGCCGCGGCCGCGAAGGCCGTCGCCGACAGCGCTAGCTCCGCGAGCTTGACCTGGGCGCCGAGCGCCGTGTCGGCGTCGGCCGGCTGCGTGCCGTCGTAGATTCGCAGCAGGCCGCTCGCGCCGATCGCGGAATTGACCTGGTCTAGCATCGTGTTGCGGAGCGTCAGCTTGATGTGTATGTTCTGCGCCACCTATGCCTCCACGTACTCTTCGTCGATCAGAAACGCCAGCAGCGCGTCGATCTCGTAGTCGTTGTCCACCGCCCCGGCCCCGGCCCCCATATAGTGGACCTTCGAGCCGCCCCACGCCCACCTCCCCGGCTCCGCCGGCGCCCACTCGGGGCCGCCCGGAAACACCGCCAGCGGCTCGAGCGCCGGCTCGGCGAACGCCGGCGCCTCGAAGACCGCCGGCTCGAAGACCGGCGCGATCGGCCGCTCGCGCCGCCTGCGTTTGGGCGGCGGCGGCCCCCCGGGAGCGGCCGGTTGCTCTTTGACGTTCGACCCAAACCCCAGGTCTACAAAGACGATCGCCGAGGCGCCCGCCCCGAGGAAGGTCTCCAGCGCGACGCCCGCCGACGTAAAGACGACCGCCGAGGCGCCCGCGCCGACAAACACCAGCAGCCCCGCGCCGGCGTCTGCGAACCCAACAACCGAGCTGCCAGAGCCCGCGACCGACGGCGTCGCGCCGCGCGCTAGGAGCAGCGACATCTAGTCTACCAGTTGACTTCGGTCGCGACTAGCTCGGCCCACTCCATCTGGACCGTAAAGTTCCACGTCCCGGTAGCCGGTACCGACGCGCGGACCACGATCCCCTCGTTCTGCACGAGCGTGAAGGGCGCCTCGTCCCCCGTATTCCGCTGCCACAGGTACGACCCGGGCGGCATGATGAACGGGTCGGCGGACGTGGTCGCTACCGACGAGATACTGCACGTCAGGCCCCCGAAGTCATTCGTATCGAGCTGCTTCGTGCCGGCCGTCAGCGCGGCTGTGTCCGAGCGCCGGACGCCGGTGTCCGAGAACGCCGAAAGCGGCATTGATGTCCGCTTCTTGTTCGTGTTGTTGGTGCTGAAGACGATGGCGATGCCCGCGCCGCCGTCCACCGACCAACCACGCGCGACCGTCGCGCGAAAGAGCGCCTGGCCCGCCGCGAACGCCGTCGTGTTCTTCGAGGCGCTGATTTGGAGGGACCGAAGCACCAGGACCTTCGTGGCGCTCGTCCACCGCGCCTGGAAGATTTCGGAGTTCGCCGCGAGCCCCGCGGCCATGACCGAACTCTGGACGTTGAGCGAATACGCGCCGCCCGACGCGCCGATCGCCTGCGGCCGCTGCGCTACGCGCCCCGCAAAGTTCTCGGCGTCCACGCCCAACTGCGTGCTGCCGTCCTTGCCTAGTACCCGGTGTAGCCAACTCATGTCGCGCTCCTGTTAATTCCAAGCCCAGTGAAATTGAAAATGGCCGACCATCAGCCCGCCAATCGGCTTCGCGTACACCTGAAAGAGCGTCCCCGAATTGAATTGGCACGCGAGGGGGCACATCGCGGCCGCCTCCTCGTGCTCGTCGGCGCCGTTGTCGCCCGCCGCCTCGCGCTGGAACCACGCCTCGATGTGCGAGGAGGCCGACAGCCCCGCGCCGCCGTCCACGAACGTGGAGAAGTCATCGGACGGGACGGGAATGTCGAAGGCCTCGACTCCGTGCGCGCCCATGGCCTAGACCCACGCCCAGTGGAACTTGAACGTTCCGATGCCGGTCATCGCGAGCGGCATAGCCTTGACATCGAACTGCGTTCCGGACACGTACGCGGCGGCCAACCTGCAGAGCGCGGCCGCCTGGTCGTGCTCGTCGGCACCGTTGTCGGCGGTCGTGTCGCCCTGCTGAAACCACGCCTCGATCTCGGACGTCGAGAGCAGGCCCGAGGTCGCGATCGAGACTGTGGCCTCCTCCGCCGGCGTCGCGCCGAAGTCGACGGTCGCGGTCCCCTGCGCGCTCACGCTCTAGCCGTCCTTCCGCGTCAGCTCGATCTTGCGCGCGTGCTTCTGCGCCTCGGCCGCGATCTCGGCCTTCCGAATCTCGACTTCCTTGGAAAGCTGCGCCTCGTTGACCGACCGCTGGTGCTCGAGGTACAACTTCTTTTCCTCCAGCGCCAGCTCCATTGCCATCTTCTCGCGCTCGCGCTGGTCGACCATCATCATCTCCTGCCGCTTCAGCTCGAGGTCCTCGCCCTTGCGCATGGTCTCGACCTGGTGCTTCTGTGCATCGAGCTGCACGTCCGCCTGCTGCTTCTGAATGTGGGCCTGCGCCTTCGCCTGCTCGGCCTGCGCGATGACCATGTTCGGGTCCTGCGCGGGCTGTGGCGGCGGCTGCCAGTTGATGTCGACGTCCTTGTAGTACTTCTCGGCGTCCATCCGCCCGCGAAGCTTCAGCATCGCGACGAGCGTGTCGCGATATTGCTTCGGACCGACGATCGGGTTGTTGAGGCCCATGGTCGAGAAGATGCCCTCCATCTTCGTCGAGGCCTCCGCGAGCGCGGCATACTTCTCGTCGTCGAGCCCCGCGCCGATCGCGACCTTGACCTTCACCTCGAGGTTCGCGTCCCACGACCGCGGGTCCATCGGCACGTACTCGCCGCGCATCTTGACGAGCCGCTCGGCGGGTTGGTGCTCCGTGAGCAGCTGCAGGATGCCGCGGAACAGCGGCGCGACGCCCATCTCCGCGAAGTTCCTCGCGATCATCTCGATGTGCGCCTGCGCGGAGCTGACGGTCGCGGCGACCGCGGCCTTGGTCGTCGACTGCAGCGCGTCCGCATCCAAGCCGGCCGACGCCTTGGTCGTCCCGGTCCGCGCCTCAAGAATCTCCTCGAGCTTGCCGATGACGAGCAGCCCCGCCTGGCCGACGAACGTGTGTTCAATCGGTTGGATGGCGCCGGGGGTTCGCATCCGAATCGGCGCGCCGACCTCCTGGTTCATGACGTCCGCCATGTTCGCGTCGCCCTCGACGTACCCGATTCGCGGGTTGAGGGTCAGCGCGAGCGAGTCGTTGATCGCTCGCATGACGGCCGACATAATCCGCTGGAGGTCCATCGTCCAGTCGCCCGCGCCCTGGCCGATGATTGTGTGCGGTTCGGGGTCGGGGCAGATGACCGCGAACGGGCGGTTGTTGGCCGGCTCGTTCTCGATGACGTGGTAGGACGGCCCGAGCATGACGACGCGACGTAGCTCCGCGACCCCGTCGCCGTCGACGTCGAGATAGGGGAACCCCTCGATGTAGAGCGCCTTCTGCGTCGCGATCGGGCCGATCGCCGACGTGTCGGGCTTCACGATCGCCTGCCGCTGGATTTCTTCCTGGTTGTGGTCGAGCGAGACGTCCTTGAAGGCCCACTCCTCGATCGTCTCCTCGTCGACGCCGATCTCGAGCAGCTGCGAGCGCGTCAGCTCCGTCCGGTGGCCGACGAACAGCGCGACGCCCGGCTGCGAGTGGTCGGACGCGGTCGTGCGCGCGCCCCTCGTGAAGATGTACTCCTCGGGCGGCAGCGTGATGAAGCGGATTCGACCGTCCTTCTTCGTCTGCGTGTAGTCGACGTCGAACAGCACCGCGCCCGGCGGCGCGCCCTCGGTCGCCGACAGCGCGTCGATGCGGATGGTCGGGTCCTGCTGCAGCAGCGTCAGCTGGTCGTCGGTCACGAAGGTGTTGTGGAACGACCGAGTTTCCTCGGAGTCGTCGTACCAGTACTTCATGATGCCGAGCCGCTTCAGGAGCGCGTCCTTGAACCACTCGTAGAAGCAGAGGTACCCGCGATTGTCCTGCGCGACAACGACGTCCCAGACGTACTCGGTGACCTGCTCCGCCATCTCGATCTGCTGCATCGTCGTCGGGCCGTACTCGACCGCGCGCTCGGCGCCCCAGAAGATGCGCATCAACGACGGCATCATCATGAGGATCGTGTCGCGGACGACGGTCATGACGATCTGCGAGCGGCCCTCGACCTCGTTCCCGAACAGCTCGCCCATGTAGTACTTCGACGCGAGCGCGCGGAAGGGCGACTGCTCCTGGTCGATGTACTCGATCGCGTCCCAGACCATCTTGTGGACCGACGACTGCACCTCGCCGTCGGACATCGGGCGCCGCTCCTTCGCTCCCATCGGCGCGGTCCCGCCCGCGTTGTCCTGCCGCTCCTCGTCGCGCGCGACGGTCCCGACCGTCGTGTCCTGCGGCTTTACGCCCTTTGTCTGCAGGTCGCGGTTGGGGTCGGCGTTCGGCGCGCGGCGCTGGGGGCCGGTCCGGCCCTCGGCGTACCCGAAGTCCTGGTCGCTGTCCTCCTGCATGAGCAGGCCGCGGCGCGGCGCCTTTTTCTGGCGCAGTTTGTCTTTCGCGGTTACGCCCGCGAGCGAATCGGCGGGGCTTCTCAAAAAGGCGGTCGGCATGATCGTCCCTATACCAGTACGCCGCCCTGAAGCGGGCGACTCAGTTTACGTTTCCAGCTTGTGGACCCGACGCTGCCCACCGACAGCGCGATAGCGTCCGACGCGAAGGTCAGGATGAACGCGTCCGCCAAGTCTGGCGACCGCATCCCTCGCTTACGCATTTCGTCCTTCGACTCGACCTTGATCTTGCCCGACGCCGGCAGGTACTTGTACCGCGCGGTCGTCAGCTCGCGCACGAGGTCGTCCTCGTTCGGCCGCACGTGGCCGTACTCCGACGGCAGCTTGCAGTCGCGGGTCTGAAAGAAGTCCAGGGCCTTGAACCACAGCTCGTCGCGGAGCCGCGAGTACTTGTCGGCGTTGACCGACGCGGGTGACTCGGAGACGTTGATGCCGCGCGCCGGCAGCTCGAGCTGACGCAGTCGGTCGACGACGCCCGCGCCGATGCCGATCGCGTCGACGTTGATCTCGAGCGGCTTCAGCCACTGGGGGGTCGTGTCGTACTCGTGCTTGATCCTCGACGCCAACTCCATCGTGTCGAGCTTGACCCACCACTTGACCTTCTCGAGCAGCTGCTTGGTCTGCCGCTTCGCGAGCGCCGACCGGTCCGAACCGAACCGCGCGCAGTCGAGGCCCCACACGACGGGCGCGGTCTTCGGCAAAATGATGTCGCGGTCGAGCGAGTCGTTCACGAGGTCCCACGGGATGACCGTATCATCGTCGCGGACCGGGAACTCGCCGAGCACGCGGACCCGAAACTCGTTCGAGTCGCGGCCGTGCGACAGCTCTATCTGCTTCACGAACTCGTCCGACACGCCGCCGATGTCGAGGCACGACGCCGTGTGGCACGTCCAGATTTCGGACAGCTTGTTGTGCGTGTCGAAGAAATACCCGTCGGCCCGCAGCGGGTTGCCCGTCAGGATCGTCATCGCGTTGTGGCCCGACATCGAGCCCGCGCCCGCGTTGAAGACCTTGGTCGAGACGCCCGACGCCTCGTCCGCCAGCAAGAGCACGAACCCGTTATTGCAGTGCACGCCCTGCAGCGCTTCGGGCTGATCAGCGCGCGCGGTCGCGAGCGAGAGGTACGAGTTGGCCGGGTCGCGCTTCAGCTCCGCGCGGTCCGACGTAATCTCGACCATGTCCCGCAGCTGTATCGGTAGCCGCTGGCCCCAGAC